AAATAGTCATGACGGTAAAAACGCATTTACATTCACAGCTGGTTTGTTTCGAATGATTTGTGAGAATGGATTAGTAATTTCAACTCAAGAGTTTGAAAATATGAAGATTCGTCATTATGGATATGATTTTAATGAATTACAAACTGTTATTAATACAATGGTAGGAGCGTTACCATTAGCAGTTGAGTCAATGAATCAATTCAAACAAACACAACTAGCTCAAGAACAAATTTTAGATTTTGCTCGTAAAGCAGTTCAAATACGTTTTGGTGAAGAACAAGCACAAAATATTGCAATTGATTATAACGCCTTAACTACAGCTACTAGACCTGAAGATCGTGGTACTGATTTGTGGAGTGTGTTTAATGTAATTCAAGAAAAAATTACTCAAGGTATGTTTGAGTACCAATCAGGAGCTAAAGTTAGAAAAGCTCGTAAGATTAAGAACTTCAAACAAGACTTAGACTTAAATGCTAAGTTGTATGAGTTAGCAGCAGAGTTTGTTGCCTAATTAATTTAAGGTTGATTATTAAGAAGGGAGCGAAAGCTCCTTTCTTTGTTGTATTTATATCAAAATACACATTATGAAAAAATTTTTTAAAGATTTACTATCAGGATCTTCTGATACTTCAAGTAAGCGTTTTGCTTCACTTTTAGCATTATTCGTTGTTATATCTTTAGCGTACATAGCTACCTATAAAAACGAGGAACACATTACACCCGAACTCATGTTCGACTCAATCGCGTTAATCGCTGGTGGTGGGTTAGGTTTAACAGTTATAGAAAACGTTGTTAAAATGAAACAACAAGCCAAAAATAACACGCCAAATCCCACAGATACCCCACCTACAAATCCAGATGAACAACTATAACGCAAAATATAAGTAGTCGTTTAAAGCCGGGTTAAGCCCGGCTTTTTTTATCAAAAAGAGTTTGGCTTCCTAATAGATATATATTATATTCATCATATACTCAAGTGGCGAAAGGATCAGGAGGCCCTGGTCGATGGTAGACGCGACGTATGGTTATAACAACGTGGGTAAAAAAGTGTCTGAATAAGATGTGGTCATTATAATGGCAGCCCGTGCAGGTTCAAGTCCTGTCTTGAGTACTAAAAAGGTCCTGTAGCCGAGTGGTTAGGTGGAGCTCTGCAAAAGCTCATACAGCGGTTCGATTCCGTTCGGGACCTCAAATAGCGCCCTTAGCTCATTAGGTTAGAGCAACTGACTCATAATCAGTAGGTACCTGGTTCGATCCCAGGAGGGCGCACAATTGTGGATGTGTTCTTTGACATAATAATAAGGAGAAAATAAATATGGAAACAATATATTTCGTTTTAGGTATGCTCTCGATTGTTGGAGCTACTTTTGTAGCCACAACTGTTTGGGGTATAGTTAAGATTACTAAACTGTTAAAAGTAATTAAAGAACAAGAACAACAAAGTAAGAATATTGAACGTGATGGGTGGGAAAATTTAAATCATCTACGCCAAGATTTGGATCGTAGATTAGATGAAATAGGACGCCATTCCGATCATCAGGTCACTGAGTTGCAGCGTGAATTAGATATTAAATTTAATAACGCTGTGTCTTATGTAGACTCAAGAATTGATAAAATGTCTGCTACATTAAAAGAGCAAAAACAATTAATTAAAGGATAAATTTAAACCCGTCAATAACACATCCACAATTTTTTATTATAGCGGCCTAAAGCCGCTATTCTCCTGTTTAACATATATTTATATATATGAGTATTGATGATATTTTTAATTTATTTAAATCCCCTGAGGAGGAAAATGAGACTACTACTCAAGTAGATATGTCAGAACATCCTATTATATGGATGGGAATGTTTAAAAAGTTAATTATAAATTATAAAGTATTTAGTAAACAGATGATAGAATTTTTTGAATCATCTGACCCTAAATTAGATACAGATGATATTAAATTAGCTGGTGGTATAATGGTATTTGCTAGGGCTATGAGTTATATTTCTAAGATAGATACCACTAATCAAATGCATCGTGATTGTCTTATATTATATTCAGATGAATATTTTTTAAAAGCATTATCATTATCACTTTCTCATTTTGAAGATTTAGAAGAATATGAGAATTGTGCTCTTCTTAAAAAAATACAAGACGTAGCAAACCCCTCTTAAAAATAACTTGGCCTTGCAAATTCTAATTCGTATTATATAGATACGGGTTTTAAGAAACATCTAAAACATAGGATATAAAGAACGTGGAATGTGACCACGGGTATATAAAACAAATAATAAACGTATGAAAAACAAAGACAACGTATTACATCAATTAGACAAGATGGATAATCTTGCTAACCAATTAAATTTTATTGTTAAACAAGAACAACCTCTAGAAGTATACTTAGAAGGAATTGATAAACTAAAAGACATGATTGAACAAACTCGTCTATTCGTTGAATCTGAACAAACAATGTATAATTAATATGATTTTAACAGCAGAACAAATCCAACAAAACTGGGTAGATTTTGAAGAAACTATCAAATCTTACATCAGTGAACCTCGTTGTTCACAATTATTAGATTTTTATTCTAAATACTCAGAACGTATTATGTTAATGCCCGCTGCTCATAAGAAAGAATACCATAATGCTTTCCCAGGTGGTTATGTAGACCACGTACTACGAGTAGTAGATTGTGCTCTTAAATTAAATAATGTTTGGATTGAAATGGGAGTAGACGAGTCTACTTATACTAAAGAAGAATTAGTATTCTCAGCTTTAAATCATGATTTAGGTAAAATGGGTGATGAGCATCATGAAGCATATATCCCCCAGGATGATCAATGGCGTAAAGATAAATTAGGTGAAGATTATAAATTTAACGATCGTTTAGAGTTCATGTCAGTACCAGATCGTAGTTTACATTTATTACTTTCTCATGGTATTTCAGTTTCTAAAAACGAATGGTTAACAATTAAATTACATGATGGTTTATATGATGATGCTAACAAGCCATATTTAATGTCTTGGTCACCAGAAACTAAACCTCGTACTTCATTAATATATATTATTCATCAAGCTGATTTAATGGCTGCTCGTATTGAGTTTGAACGTGAATGGAATCCTAAATTAAAAGGTGAAATTAAAAAAATAAATAATTTTGCTGTTACTAAAGCACCTAAACAGACAATTAAAACTAAAACATTAAGTAATGTTAAATCTCAAGGCTTAATGGATATGTTAGATAATATATGATAGTATTAACAATAATATTAGGCTTAATGGTCGTAGTCTTAGGATTTACGACCTTTAACCTTCTTAAGAAAAATGAACGCCAAGAAGACATCTTAGCAGGTTACATGGAATACCTAAATAAAATCTCAGGTCTAATTGAATTTTCAGATAAAAAACTTAAAGAAGTAGATCATAAAGGTTCATTTGAGTCTGATGATGAAGTAGGATTCTTTTTTCAAGAAATAAAGCAAATTCAAGAAACATTAAATGCTTTTAAAATTAAAAATTTATGATTGAAATACAAGAGGCTAAAAAAAGAAAACCTAAAAGTGTTCAATAATTTACCCAAGATACAGAAAATGTTATTAATGAATATAATAATACTACTGATTTTGAATTAAAAGACAAAATATATCGTGAACGCATTCATTATGCTTTCTTTAAATTAACAGAGAATATTATTCATACTTTTAAATTTTATTATACAGAAGTAGATAATATTCAAGATTTACAACATGAAGTAATAACATTTTTACTTTCTAAAATACATCTATTCAACCCAACTAGGGGAGCAAAAGCATTCTCATATTTTGGTACTATTGCTAAACGTTACTTAATTATTACTAATACTAAAAACTATAAGAAACGAGTGGATAAAGCACCTATTGAAGAAATTGAATCAAATGAAGATTTTTCTTATAGAATAGATGAGGGTTCGTCTCAAGATAGGTTATCTAACTTTATAGATGAGTATGTTACTCATTGCACTAACCATATTTATACTTTATTTCCTAAAGAAATTGATGCTCAAATAGCAGATGCTATTCTTGAGTTATTCCGTAAGAGAGAGGATATAGACGTCTTTAATAAAAAAGCACTATATATATACATTCGTGAGATTATTGACGCTAAAACCCCTAAAATCACTAAGATAGCCGACAGATTATATAATATATTTAAACAACATTATTATTTTTATCTAGAAAACGGATATACAAATTTCTAATG